CCTTTCTTGAGGGGTTCATCTTTAATACACGCCTTGAAGATTGTATTCACTCTCTCACCTCTCCTCAACTTCGTGTCTAACGATTCTACTTCCTCCCAAATCTCGTCATTTAATGTGAAGTTATGAGAGACATACTCCGACGAGTCCAACAACCTACAATAGTTAATCTTCGGGCCGGGTAAGTGAGGACCACCGGATGTTTTCATATCGATGCGTGTAAGGCCATTCAGACCATCCCGGTTATTCACAATCATCTGCTTTGAATAGGGAAGTGTATCTTCTCTCAGTAATTCAGGAGCTTCAAACCACGCGGCTGTGTAGGTACAAAGTAAATTACCATATGCTTGAGAAAACGGAGTAGGCCTAAAACAACCTTTTACTTCCGAGATGGCGGTTAAGTCTTTCTTCCATATATCTCCAATAGTAATCCCTTCTTCTCGCATAAATGTAGTGGTAGGAGGGTAATGAACTTGCACAAGACCTAGAGTTTTACATACAATATCTACTTTAGGATGAATGCGATACTGAGTCTTAAACTTCGCTGATTGTCCATGACTTCCCAAATAATCTATGTGCACTAAATTATTTACATCGATTCGGTGTAGGGCGTGGCGCTCATGAGGATTTGATTCAGACACTAATCTACTACCGTACGGACTCGGTAGTTTATCATGCCCACATATGAGTGCGGTGTGTGGGAAATTACACATGGCTTTCGTGCGTAATTCCATTGGAGATATATAAGATCCACCTCCTTCTGTAGTCGATTTAACAACATTTTCACCACTAAGGTGGAAAGCCAAGACCGTAGTCCCGCCCTCGTCTACAATAGGACTCATACAATAACCTTGCACTGTACCTCCTCTTACGCGATACATATAGCCACTATATTGTTGAATGTACGACTCTCGTCCCTTGTCATCGACAGACTTACCACCTTTAATCGATTCTTTATAGACAATTTCCTCTACAACTGCACTTCGCAGTGATCCATCTACAAATTTTGTAAAAATGGTTCCTGCTTTAGCCGCCAACACACGGTCAGTAGCGATGTAATCAATC